AGTGAAAATGATACATAAGCTCAAAATACAACCGCAATATTTTGCTAACCTCATATCGGGGGCAAAAAAAGCGGAGGTACGGCTTAACGACAGGGATTTTCAAATGGGCGATGATCTTGGGTTTACTCAGACAACTCCGGGCAGCGACGCACCACGAACGGACTATTTCACAATTACCCACATTCACGCAGGGCTCGGACTGCAACCAAACTATGTAGTATTATCGCTCAAGCATGACCGCACCTTAAAAGAAGACAGTTAAGTATGACAATTTATTATTCAATACACATTCAAGCGGTTCGCGTAAAAGTCTCGCCGCTATATAAAATGAGAGTAGAGTCGATATTTTACTTGACAAACGAGCGTGATATGATATAATGCTTCTTATACATGGTGAAGATAAGGAATAATCCGTTTAGTTTAATTGCCTCGCGTGGGGGTTTCGTCTCCCACAACCATGTATGCGAGCAGATATTGGCGTTTCCCGCCTTAACGGGCCGGAGCGCCATTTTTTATGCGCGGAGGACAAAATGAGCAAAGAATCATGCACAAAAGAGCGATTCTTGCAAGACACGAAAGATCACAAACTCACAATCCTCAAGGATGACGGCGTTTTCAGGCATATCGTTATGAGTAGGGGCGGTTCTGTTTATCAATACGAAATCACAACATTCCCACAACACTTATGCTATACAGGCGACATGGGCTCTTTCGTGTTTCGTAGAGTCGAAGATATGTTTAAGTTTTTCAGGCAGGATGTGTTACAGATCAATCCGGGCTATTGGCATGAGAAATGCGAGGCCGCAGAGCGTGACGGGGGGGCCATGCGGTATAGTTCCGAGTTATTCGAGGGGGCGGTTAAAGAGTATTTTGATATGTACGTCGTGGACACGGCAGAATCCAAGAAGACGCAAGATGAGATATGGGCGGACATAAAGAGGGATATTTTTTACGGCGACGATAACAGTGCTGATTTGGCGTTCAGTCGTATTCTCCAATTTGAATCTAATGGTTTCGTATTCGAGGATTTTTATCCGAATGTTCAGGAGTACAGCTACCGGTTTATTTGGTGCCTGTACGCAGTCGTTTATGCAATCCAGCAATACGACAAGACTAAAACATAGGTGGTTACAATATAAAAAAGACTCGCCACGCACAAGGCAAGCAAGGTGCAAAAAAGTCTTAGGTAATAATTGATTCGGTCTGCCAGCAGATTAACGCTGCGGCGTAGCTGGACAAGGCAGGGCAGCAGTCGACAGAAACAGGTTGCAGAGTAACGTGGTTTTTGACCTGTATTAGACCCCCCGGTACAGGCTACTACCTTTGTAGTATGGGAGTATTTGGTGTGTTCCTACCCGCCACCACGTTAAAAAAAGGCGCTTAAACAGTGAAAGAAACACACTGGGATAAGTCGCCGCTGAGCGCCGAAAGGTGAATAGCTTGACAATCTTCCCCGATTCGTCGGGGGGATTGCGCACCAACTGGCAACCGAAGGTGAATGGGGTAAACAGGAAAGGAATAACATGGCAACGACAGAACAGAACGAAACCAGAATCTACGCAAGCTGAAAGTATCCAAAAAAGCTAAGGAAAAACCAAGAGAAACCAGTTAGTTGAGGCGAATAATGGTAAATGAACCACACATAAAGGCAAGGGCCGTTGAAAGATTCGGTCTTGCCTTGGACAATATGCAGATTCGCCAAATAGGAAAGGATATTCGATCTGGGAACGGGCAGTTTGTAAAGAAAAAGAGTAATAGGGTGTCAGTATGGGATTGTGTTGTTGATGGTGTAAAAGTTCGTGTCGTGTACGACAAGAAAAAGAACCGAGCGCTAACAGTGATAACGCCAAGCAGGACCAAATTCCAGAAAGGCAAACCTCAAAAGGTGATCCGTAAGCTAAAAAAAAGAAATGTATTCAATACGGGTTGTGGATAATTCGTCAGTTATTGAAAGGACAGAATAATGAAGCGAAAGTTGCCAGCCATACCTAATATGGTGCCAAAAAGGTATCACTATGAAATTAAGTGTGTGATGCAGCAGTTCCAGTGCGATATTATCAGGGATATTCTCAAAGATGGAGACCTTGACGACGAGGCTTTTTTGAAGGTAGCTGAGTTCTCAGATTTTGGAACGACGCCGACAGGTATTCTCAAGGTCATTAAAGATGTCCCTGGCAATGCAGTATCTAAGAGGCTTTATCATATCAGGCAGTTAATGAAAGAAAATGAAAAAGCGTCCTAAACGAATACAGTTCGATGGTTTTACGCGGTGGACGAATACTTGGCTTGGAAGCTTTAGTTTTCCGTGGTGTCCCAAAGAAGCCGCCAACGGCAGATATAGCGAAGACTACCGCTTTTTCAAACATGTTACATGCCCTCTTGTCGCAAGTTTTCACAAAGTAGGAGGGGAAAGAATCCGGGTACGAATAAAATTAACCTTTTGAGGTATAGTTCATACAGGCAGGAGCAAAGACATGAGCCGAGAAATAGAATTCAGGGCATGGGACCCGGACATGAATATTATGCAAGAACAGCCCTATATCTGTTGCTTAGGCGGCGGCGGGCAGGAAATTGAGTTTGCGGACGAGGACGGTAATTATCAACCTGCCCCTAATGCGATTCTTATGCAATCCACCGGCCTCCGCGACTCCAAGAGAACCAAGGAATTCCCGGAAGGGCAGAAGATATTTGAAGGGGATGTTTTTGAGGACAAGCAGGGCAATAGGAGTGTGGTAGTGTGGGACGCAGACGATTGCAAATTCGACAACACGGACATAGAAGATTATAAGTCATGGATAGCCGGGGAAATATCATTAGAGCCTGCCTGTTACTCAGAATCAGTGTTTGTATATAATGAAGTCATAGGTTCAATCCATACCCACCCCGAACTGCTGAAAGGAAACTGATGAGTGAATTAAAAGAATGCCCTTGCTGTGGGAACCAGTTTACCGTCAACTATGATAGTGATAGTGGCTGCGAGGCAGTGTGTAAGTGTGGCCTGGCTATGTGGCAACCGGACAAGGACAAGCTAATAGCTGCATTGAACCGCCGCCACGAACCGATAGCGAAGTTGTTGGGCGAAAACGAGCACCTCCGCAATACTATCGAATCCTATCGGCATGATCTTGATTCTTATAAGGTGGGGGATTTGCACAAACGAATTAAGGAGTTAGAGGAACAACTACAAGACGAAAAGTGTACGGGTTGTGGATACTGACGAATGTCCGTTTCAGGAGTAGTACTAATGGCCAAGACAACAAAAAAAAGGTTAGCCTTATCCAAAGCCGAGCTTGATCTTGAGCTTGCAAAGGTTTTGGGGCCGTGGAAACACGGAAAGTTAATACCAGAAACAGGCATTCGGCGGCATGAGCAATTCACAGGATTACAATCCCTCGATGTCTGTGAAAAGTGTGAAAAAGATTGGGAATGGTGTGAAGTACATCCCTGCCCCATCCCCAACCCCATAGACTCGGATGACTGGAATGTGGCTATGGAGTGGAGGGATTGGGTGATAAATGAGTCAGGGTTTGCGTGGTATGATATCTTTGAAGAAGTGGCGAGCACCATAACGGGTAGCTGCGATTGTGATACTTACTTCGCGTTTCGAGCGTCGCCCCGCGACTTCTTAGTTGTAGCCGTGCGAATAAAAGAACTGATAGCTGCTGCAAGGGCAAAGGAGAAAGAATAATGGGTTGGTCATTAGGTACAGATACAAACAGGTTAGAAGGAGACCAGGATATAGGCTACGGCATCATTGCAGAATGTGATGAGGCGGGTTGCACTGTTGAGATCGACCGTGGCTTGTATTTTGTCTGCGGTAGCAACCCATACGGAGAGCCGCACGGCTGCGGCAAGTTCTTTTGTGACGAACACCGCGAGTATGTCTATAATGATAAGGACGAAATGAGCCCGTCGCTATGTGCAGAATGTCAAAAGCGATGGTTACAGGAGAATAATAAATGAAACGATGCAGGGATTGTAAAAGTCGTAATAGTTATGCGTGGCGGGAATGTTCTTTCGGCAAGATTTGTGAGATGCATGACAAGACAATGTATTCTCCCAGATGGTACGTTCGATTCATGTTCTGGAGGCCAAAATGAAACAAGCCCTAATCCTCCTGATAATATTCGCCTGCCAAAACACATCATTAGAGCAGGCAATTCAGAACTACCAGGCAAACCCCAGTTTACAGGAATGGGGTGAATTTGTGCTGGGATATATGCTGGGAGTGCCGTACCCATACAAATCCAAACTCGAAGAGAGAACCGTGAAGTATTGGAACCCCCAAACAGATCGGTATGAAATAGATCATATTACAACAAGTGAAACAGTTTTTTATTCGCTGACCGATCTGTACCCAACCTATACCAGAAGAATATTCGATCCCAATTCGCTTGATAAGAGGCGCTGGATACTGGTTGACGGCATGTGGGTAAGTCGTCCTTATGACGACTATGAACTACCTGATCCTAACACAACGATGAATCGGACGGTGGAATTAATCGAAAAATACCCGGATGATACAGGACTGAAATCGTTGTTGGAGCTAATTAGATAGGCCCCGATCAATCTTCTTCACAGCATACCGAACCGCCTTCATACCCTCTTGATAGAAGGCATAGGCTCCTGCTGCGTGGACCAGATAGCTGTTGCGGATATATTCCATGCATGATTCAAAATCATAATTAGCCATAGATTCAGCCCGGAACAGGGCAAGCAGCCATTTCCGTGAGACAGTCATGGTTTTACTCCTTAGATGTTTGGTAGGCAATACCGAATAGTAGGTTGAAAATACCCATTAATAGAATCTCAACGCAGCTTTCGTGGTCGATAAAACTAAATATAAACCCGGCGATCATCAAGATAAGACCAGTAACAACACTAAGGTTAGCTATTTTACTCATAACAATTCTCCTTGACTCTTGCCCCTCATTCGGTTAGAATCGGGGCGGTCTTTTGAAAGTTAATAGAAACTTATTCAGTTCTACCTACAACCATTCTTGCGATAACATCCTCGATTGTGTCGGGCGTGATCGTATCATATTTGTCAGGCACGGCACGGTTGTCAAGATATACAACATCTTTGCCGCTCCAATAATACTGTGTTATTTTGTGCCCGCAAACAAGTTTCTTTTTATCAGGGGACATAATTCTACCTCCTTAAAATACACACCCCACGCCCTAACCGGGCGGCGCAGGATGTGCAGGGGTTAGTTGCGATATTTTTCGATTGCGCCAAGAAAATTGAGGTTGACCATAAATGTCTCTCCGCTTCTGTCGAGATAACCCTCATCGGCAAGAGCTTCAACTACCCATTCATCACCGGGAGCACTGGCATGGCCACAGAGCTTGACATATTCATCGAAAGTGAAGGGCGCGAAGTCGTCACCTTGAATGATAACAATATTGCGGGCGATTGTTTCGCGTTCTGAGTTCTGCCAAATCGTGTCCATGAAGCTGCGTTTTGTATTGTAATCCGACGGTTTTATTTCAAACTGCATAATTAACCCCTTAAACAATAAAAACCCTTGACGTTAGCCCGCACTAAACGTATAATGCGGGGTGTTATTTTACAAGTTCAGGGCGACTAAAGCTGCTCTGAGGGAGATACATAATGATTAAGTAATATGTTACCATTACGAATCCATTCATCAACGTCACAAAACGACGACGATGTTATAATTGCTGCCGCCCCCATGCCCTTGCAGTGGTTGCTTTCAATAGCAAGATGGGGCCTGAATACCATATCGCCCATTACGAATACATGGGTCATATCGGAACCAAAAGCCAATGCTCGGCCTGTTTCTTGCCCCAATATTAACCCACGCTGTTCATCCGCTTTTTGTCGCACGAAATTAAATGGAAGCGATAGGGCATGTTCACCCATTAACACTTTTGCATAATTCATTATCTAACCCCTTTCAAATAAAGACTAAGTAAATTCGTTCAAATAGACAGCTTCTGTCAAGCTATCCGCCATGTTTTGTAAATCAGTTAAGGTCCTTATATTATTGGCCCTGTACGCGATAACAATTTGTTGAGCAGTGAGATTTTGTCGGCGGCGTAATTCTTTTAAGGGGTATCGCCGTAAATGTCCAACCCAGTCATTCCTAACGGTCATAACAAGACCCCTTTCAAATGATAAAACATTTACGCAAATCAAGCGTTTTCAAGCAGTGTTTTGGCGGCGTCTAAGGTAATGTCATTTAAGACAGCAATAAGTAAAACGTCTTGTTGAGCTGTTACGATTACATTCCAGGCAACGGAATGGTGCCTTGCCCAATTATATATCGCCGAGCATCGCATTCCCATAGTTGCTGCCTTGTCGCCGCAAATAGTCATCAAATAAACATCCAACATAACAAGACTCCTTAATAAAACATTTACGCCCGCCCCCGCAAACACAGGAGAGGGAGTGAAGGCTTCAATTAAAGCCGAGAATCCAGTCAGTTGCGCTTTTCTCTGTTTCTAACTGGCTTCCCATTAGCAACATCACGCCTAAACTGAGGCCCATGTGGTCGCATGTTTCTTGATGTTTCGTCATATCAGACATCATAGATTTAATGCCGTTCGGGATATCTCCATTGTTGACATACTCCATTGCCCTATCTTTGCACCACTGTAAATGCTCGCTTCTTGTCATTTCTTTACCCCTTAAAAAAGTTATAGTTTACAAGCCCCGCGCCGGAGTCGAACCGGCGAACCGTGACGGGGCGGGAGGTTAAACGTTGGCTCTTAGTTTACTAAGGCAATCAATGCAAGTTGCAGTTGTGTTTTGTGAGTTGATTGCGGCTGTTGTTTTGTCGGCGAGCTCTACCTCGATGTCACAGTTTTTGTACGGTGGGTCGATATCTCGAATAATACGGGTTATAATTTCACCGTGCACGCTCGCACGTCTGAAATCGCCGCCGATTGGATAGTGGTTAGTGCGCCAGTATCCATAATTAGCCTTTAGTCTAATTGGTTCCATAATATCACCTCAAAAGAAAAAGACCCGCCCGAAACAGACTTGCAAGAAGTTCCGAACGAGTCTAATAATCAAATTTGGAAGGTTGCAAGCCATACTTAAATTATACCCGCGCCTCTTGCATTATGCAATTGCAAAAATAGTTAGACAATCGTAAGTGCAGTAAAAGCAAGCAGTTACACGTCAAAAATAAATAAAAAAGATTTATCTTGCAATCCTACCGTCAGTAACGTATACTACCTGTAAATAAACCATGACAAACGCGCAAACAAATCCAGACAAGACAAAAAAGGGTAGCAATATGAGTTGGTTGTTTGAGACCAAAAAAGCATTATTTGTCATTATCTGTATTATCACATCAGTAACAAGCATTTTTGCCCAAACCGAACTTGTGCAGTATGGTGGTTTTGCGCTGAATACGGACTTTCCAAATCTGATTACAAACGGGGATTTTACAGCATGGACAGGAGGAACACCGGACAGTTGGCAAGAAAATAAGTTTGGGGATGGGGAAGCCTCTCAAGTGGGAGCGGGAGAGTTTCAGGGCGGTGCCGGAAGCGGTGCTGTTAATATGTTTGGAAGCGGCGGCGGCGGCAACACTGTTAATATTGTTTACACCGGCAATGAGATAGTAGGGAGTACGCGCTATCATGTTGATTTTGACTTCTGGGCTAATGTAGGATCGGACGAGGGTGACATTGGTTATTTAGGGGGGGATAAGGATATAGTAAATCCTACGGCGGGGTCACGGCATTATTCAGTAAATGAAACCAGCGATGCAGCAACTACGACAATCTCCATTGATAGGGCCACTCCCGCCGCTGCTATTGATTTTACTTGGGATAATGTGTTTTTCCGTGAGTTTTTGTCTACGCCCTGGCTATTTGTCAATGAATGGGACTTGACCAGTAACACAGACGCTTCATGGCTTGCAACGAGCAATGACAGTACCCAGTTAGTTAGACAGCCCATTTCCAACCTCATTACCGGTAAACTCTATAAAGTGTCGGTTGTAGTGTCGGGAATCTCGTTTAACCAGGCGGATACATTTCTCAACATAACCTTGAATGAAGTTGACGGGGTGCAGCCTGGCTCGAAAGTCTATTCTAACGGCTCTTATACTTTTTATGTCGAATCGGCCTCAAGCGGGACAGGCATAACCTTTTCTATCGGCAACAGCACAATCGGCGATACCTGTACTCTTGACAGTGTGTCGATGGTGGACCCACTACAAGGGGTTTCAGGTGTGCAATACTTCACCGGTGGCGGCGGTGCGGTGGATTATTTAGGGGTTAACCAGGAAACAGGCCCCGGCGGTGCATGGGAGATATTATGTTGCCATAATGGACATAATTATTTCAAGAGCACCTCACAGCTACCGGACGGCGCGGGTGGTTCGTCCTTCTGGTTTATCTACTGGAACGGCGTGGATTCATGGATTCTATCCACTACATTAGGAGGAGCAAACGGTGCGAGTTACTGGAAAAGAACCGATCCAAGTGAATCAGGAGCATACACCCCGCAAGGTGACGCAGGCCCTCCGACAACACCGGGCGATATGAATTTCAGTAGTGGTGAAGGCAGTACAAGCGGACGATTAAGAGGTAGACGAAACAGATAAAGGATATATTATGCGAAAAAAGCTAATCATTCTAATAACTATCTTAATAGTAGCAGTTGTAGTTTACGCCAACACTCAGATCATCCCTCTCGACCTGACAGGCACAAGGGTTGACCCCGGCAACGTACAGACGGCAAGGCCTGAATGGGTTGTAATCGACGAAACAACGGCGGCGGGCACCGAACCGAACGATTTGGCGGTTACGGAGCGGACTTATCAATTTACCAAAGTTCAAATAGACGGAGCGGGCTCCGGTATCGACAAGGGTGAAATATCTATATTCGACATCCCCCGTGACTGGAATATTATCAGATTTAGGATTTTAGCTGAAGGTGGGGACACTGAAGATGTAGTCTATAATATATACGCCGGTACTTTAGGAGACGGGAACAGGGACATTGACTCCACTACGGCTGATTGTGAATTAGCCCTTGTCGGCACCTTGACAGCGGTAATAGGCACTCAGTCCTCAATTCATCATCAAATCACATTTACCAGTGGCGGTCCTTTTGAGCCTCTTGCGGGTGATATCGCAACAGGTAACAGTAGTGCAGAGACGGCGGTTGTAGTGTCTAAAGCGCTGTCGGGTGGTGCATGGGCGGATGGTGATGCGGCGGGAACCATCCAATATACGACAAAATCAGGTACTTTCACTAATTCCGAGACAATCTCGATTACAAGGGCGGGAACTACGGTAAGTGCAAACTCATACACACATGCCGCAAGCGATTTATTGACGTTCGAGATAGCAGACACCCTCAGTGTGACAGAATCGGATTGGGACGCTCCCAGCGGCTTTACGACAAAGAGCCCGGCTGGTAATAACAGGGTAGCCGTGACAAATGTGGACTTATTGGGTGCCGATGTAATAGTAGCGGTTCCCACTACAGCGGATAGCGATTGTAAGTTATTGGCAAGGGGGTATTGATATAGCAGCGAGAGCCTTAAATCCAGAACAGAAGCTGTTTTGTAAGTTTTACGCAACCGATAGAGAGTTCTTCGGTAATGGTGTGCAATCGTACATTGAGGCATATAATATACCTGCTGAAAAATATAATTCGGCGGGAGCATGTGCCAAACGGTTGTTAAAAGACGTTCGGATATTAACCTATATCAACAAGATTATGTCCGAAACAGGGTTTAGTGAGGTCTATGCAGATAAACAGCTTAGTTTTTTGATGACACAAAATGCTGAATTGCCTGTAAAGCTCGGTGCAGTAAAACATTATAATGAACTAAAACAGAGGATTAACAGAAAACTGGAAATTGCAGTAGATAAAGATACGGCGACACTTTTAGGTTTGATTGATGGTAGCACTAAAGGAAAACTCCCAAGTTCAACAGAGAGCGAAGAAGCTGGGGAATAGATACTGGCGATTGAATCACCTGTATTACCAGCTTGACGAGGACGGCAACCGGTTCCTGTTCAAAATGAACGCCGTGCAGAAGATTCTGTACTTTGCTTTGTGGTGGAACAATATTATCCCCAAAAGCAGGCAGCATGGAATCACGACTCTTATCAGCGTATTCATGCTGGATTCGTGTTTGTTCAACTCAAATATTCGCGCGGGCCTGATTGCTCATAAACTTGCCGACGCAAAGAAGATATTCAGGGACAAGATCAGGTATGCTTACGACAATCTGCCGAAAGATTTGCTGTCGTGTATAACTTTAATCAAAGACGATGCTCAAGAACTTCTGTTCTCGAACAATTCAAGTATTTATGTTGGAACGTCTATGCGGTCCGGTACGCTCCAGATTCTCCATGTATCGGAATATGGCTGGATGTGCACCCACGCCCCAAAGAAGGCTGAGGAGGTTAAGTCGGGGGCATTAGAGACTGTTCACGCAGGGGGGTTTATCTTAATCGAAGCAACGGCGGAAGGCCCGATAGGTGATTTTCCCGAAATGTGTGAAGCGGCGGGGCAAAAGGAACTGAGTGGGGCGGAATTAGGCCCAATGGACTATAGGAGGCATTTCTTCGCATGGCACCAGAAAGAAAGCAATGTTACTGATCCGAAGTATGTTGAGATTAGTGACAAACTGCATGACTATTTCGACGGTATTGAAAGGATATACAAGACGATATTAACCCCTGGGCAGCGGGCATGGTACACCGCGAAGAAAAAGACGCTCAAGCATCTAATCTATAAAGAACATCCATCTACTCTTGAAGAACTGTTCATGTCGGCGGTCGAAGGTTCCTATTACGCCCAGGAGGTAAGCGAAACAAGGGAAGACGGCAGGATAACCGTAGTTCCTCACAACCCCCGGTTCCCGGTTCATACGGTGTGTGATTTAGGGATTATGGTAAATACGCCGTGGATATTCTTTCAAGTAATCAATCTTCAAGTGCGGATAATCGATTGTTTCTGCCTCGATAAGAAAGATGATGCGCGGGGTGGTATGGCCTTCTATAAGTCTATGCTGGATGCAAAGAAAGACCGGTTCAAGTACAATTACGGTAAGTATTTCTGTCCTGCGGACGTGAGCAAGGAAGAGCAGGGGACAGGCCTTTCTCTCTATGAAACCGCCAAACAACAGGGAATTATTTTTACAAAACTGAAAAGAGAGCTAAGTGTCCTGGACGGTATAGAACGGGTTACGAATATGTTCCCCTCTCTCTGGATGGACTCGGAGAAGTGCCAGCCCCTGATTAAGGCCCTCACGTCCTACAGGAGGGAGTGGATAGAGGCATCCGGTATGTACGCTGAGAAGCCGGTCCACGACTCAGCAAGCCACTACAGTGACGCTATGAGGTATCTGAGCACTGTAATCGAAGATGAGCTGTATGTCATGGTAGACAATAACAGTGTGTCCGATAAAGATATACAGGACTGGTCCGAAAAGTACAGGAGGGTTGGGTAGAATGCGACAAAGAGTACCAGCCAAAACATGCAAAGATGTTAAATGTGAAGGCAACAAATATTCTTATCAAGGCGAGGAGTACAAGAGAAGGTCGTGCGAGTATTGTGGCGAGACATTGATTGATATGGTAGTATGGGATGTTGGATGAATATTGGGCGACTCGAAATCAAGACATGGAAAGATACGGGCAAACCAAAGTTTCGTGTTTGGTTTTGGCGGACTAAACGCAAGTCTCTTGACTATATGTGGATATTCAAGATATTATCGTGGCATACGTTATGGGTTGCATGGAGGGTTAGGTAAATGGCTAACAACAAATGCCACAAGAGATGCAGGCACCACAAAGACGAAGTTTGGTGGAAGGGGCGACCAGATTTGACAACGTGCAATGCTATGGGATATACGAATAAGCCCTTCTGGAGACCTACAGGGCCTACTAAATTAGGTGATCCGTGTTTTTTTGGGTTGATAAATAATGGCTAATGAAGCCAGTACAGTATCAGAATATCACGATGCCTACGAGATCAATGCAACGGCGTGGCGTCCTTTTCTGGAGCAGGCGGAGTTGGACCTGGATTATTTCCTCAAGGCCCAGCATGATGCCGAAGAAGCTGCGGCGGCAGACAGGCAGGGCAGGATACTACACACAATCGACAAGATAGGGCGTCAAGTCAATCTCTTACACGGTTATGAGATAAGGAACCGCCATATTCTCAAGATAGGTCAACAGGGTGCTTTCGAGGAGAAAGAGGACGAAGCCTGCAATCAGCATACGGGCGTGGTGATGTCGATTATGGGCCGTCACGGCGGATATGATGCGCTTTCCGAGGCGTTTAAGTGGGGTGCTTTGGTTCAGGGTTCCAACTTGATAGAGCAATGGCGTGACAGGAACGGTTTGATTCAATTTGGTCGCCTGGGCTGGAACCAGTTCCTGTTAGATCACGGTTTAACTAATCCCGATTTGTCGGACTGTCAGGATATTTTTACAGGACAGTGGATTTCCACGGAGAAAGCGAAAGAACTCGTTCCCACGAGGGCGGGAAAGATTGAAGATATACAGCCTTTGGTGACTTCGAGCCGATGGGAATTTCAGGGCACTCCTGCTATGCAGAACAAGGCCGAAAAGCGACTATTCGAGCAGTGGTGGCACAGGGAGAACGAGGAAGTTTCGGTTGTTCAGCATCGCCAAACCGGTGTCAAAATGACTTTCGATGAATTTAAGCGTGATTTCGCTGAGAATGACGACAAGGTAGCAATCAGGATACTTGACGAACTCCGCGACCAGAACAACACCCCGGTTTTAGTTAAATTCAGGGATATCAGGCCAAAAATCAGGCTTAGAATCCTTCTTGACGATCAATTTCTGTGGGAAGGCGACAATCCTACCAAATTAAGAGACTTTAATTATACATGGGTGCATGGCTTGTGGTGCCCCGAACAACCCCGGACCGAGTTGAAACTACAGAGTTTTGTCAGGGGCTTGCGCGACCCCCAGAGGGCTTTCAACCGAAGAATCAACCAGATTTACGATATAATTGAGAGCCAGATACAGAATCTTCGTATTGTAAAAAGCCAGCTTGTACTGAATCCAGAAGATGCTTATAAATCCGGGCAAGGCGTTGTGCTCCAAGTGAACGAGGCGGGCAAGGAAGTGCCGCTGGAGCAGATTTTCCTGCAAACTTCGGGGTCTGAGGTGCCCCAGTCTCTTTTCGCCGCTCTTGAGGCAACCGACAAGGCTGAGACGGAAGCTGGAGGGCTCAATCAGGAGATATTTGGCTCAGACGATAAGGACATCCCCGGCGTCCTTCATGCTTACAGGACAGGGCAGGCATTAACGGCGCAGGCATGGATGTTTCAAGACTTGAGGGCTTCTAAAAGAGACGTGGGGCGCAAGCAGGTTCAATTAGTTCAGTTGAATTACGATCCCCAGAGAGTCCAGAAAATACTCAATCAGCCTCCGGTAGAAGGTTTTTACGAGGAAGATTTGACAAGGTTCGACTGCAATCCAACCGAGGGACTTCTTACCGATTCGCAGCAGAATATGTACTATCAGGAGCTCAAAGAACTAAAACGGGAATTTCCGGAGGATACTCAAGGGATTATTACACTTGACATGCTGATTGAAGCCTCTCCGATGCAGTTCAAGAACCAGACCAAGAAAGGAATCCAGCAGGCACAACAGAAACAACAGCAGGCTATGCAAAAGGCGCAGCAGCAGGAACAGCGTAACGCTCAACTGCAAGAAGGTTTAACGGCGGTTCAGATATCTCAGGCTCAGGAGAACATTGCCGATGCCCAAGAGGCGAGGTCAAGTGCCATTCTTGATAACGCTAAGACAATGAGTGAAATAAATAAGAACAGGGCCGGAATGAATCAGGCGGCTTTTGATGGGTTCGTGAAACTGGTTAGTGTTTTGAAAAGTCAAAATACCTTAGCGAAAGGGACTAAATGAATCTGCCAAACACAATGCAAATTTGCGGCAAACAATACACTATTGTCGAGGAAGACAAAAAATGGGGCGGCAGTGGTGTGACGGGGAAACAACAAATAACTGTTGGTATGAGTGACGAACAGACAGCGGAACGCAAATTCGAGAACTTTATGCACGAAGTTATGGAAATGGTAACTTGCGAGCAACACGTACGATATGAAGCGAGTGATGATGAATCTGTTTTTGTGATGACTCATAAACAATTTAATGCGTTTGCGAACGGTGTTGCAAGCGCGATAATGCCTATGGTGAAAATATAGTGCCTCTCAAGAAGGGTAAATCCAGAAAGGCAATCGCCGCCAATATTCGTGAGTTACGGCGAACGGGTCGAAAGCGAAAACAGGCGGTGGCAATAGCCCTGTCAGTTGCAAAGGGGAAGAAACGTGGTAAAGCCAAATAAACAACCGAGAATTTTGTTACCGTCCAGTCCTACAGAGAACTTGGGCTCGGAGTTGAGACAGGAAATGTTAGCGGCCATGCGGGATGCGGCGGTGAAGCTTAACTGTCACCCCGAACAATTGAGACTTCAAGTGTGTGAAAAAGGCGGAAAGCCCGGATTCAATATCGAAAGGATACCCGATAGTGAAGGTTCTTCAACTTGAAATTGACGAATCTATCGTATTGCCTGAGTCTTGCGATAATATGCCGGACAGCATAAAGCAGCCGTTACTTGCTACGTTGACGCACGCCATGAAAGTATACGACTGCAAGTATGAAGATTTGACGTGGAAAGTAAAAATGTACAAAGGACAACCGGTTATTCATGTGAAGAAAAGATGAGTCCTCAACAGAAAAAAGCACTGATAAATGCAAACAAGTTACTCAAGGCCGCATGGCCAAAGGATAATCTACAAATAAGTTTCAATCTTGCGAAAACTCATAATAATGTAAATTATAACACAAAACAAAGCGGGATAATCCCTCCAAATGAACAGGCGTGAATTTATGAAAAATGCTGTGATAGTTGGTGCCGGACGCGACCTTGCCCGGAAGTGCCGGGAACACGAAGAAATTCTCGAATTGTGCGAACAGTATATTCGAGAGTTATATCTGTGGATTCGCGGTGACTGGCAATTAGTGGACTGGTCTATTGACAGCAAGGGGCTCCAGAAACTTGTAAAGTATATTGACAGCGACGATTCTAATATTATAAAAGCGTATACGCGCTGGCATAGCGCCGCCAAAGATGTTGCAGCTTCATGGAAATCTTTATATGAAGAAAACTGGGGCGGGAAGTTGCAGAACAATTACAGTAGTTTCAGTAAGGCGTGTTATAGTCTTTATGAGATGTTAGGGGAAATTCTCTACAGCATAAAATTGAAATCGGAACCTCCGAGGGGTTGGTAATGGAAAAGAACATAGATTTATCAGGCGTGTTATCGAAACGCTCTGGACTTGTGTACGCGATACTGGTATTCTTATCGCAGGCGCCGGACATCCCGCCGGAGACGAAAGCGTATGTTGCCGGTGGTGTGGCAGCGGTTTATATGGTGCTTGACGGTATAAAAAGCTGGAAGGCTAAAAATGAATAATATGTTGTTGGCGATGGTGTAATGGAAGCAAGCGGCCCGTAAAAAGGCCAGTTGGGCGAACCACTTATAAAGCGGTGTGGGTTCAACTCCCACAGACTGACGGCATATTAACAACTAAATAAATCAGGATTACTCAAAAAATGAGCCCTGTGACGTTTCCCATTGTGGGACGCGCACAGGGCTTTTTTAATACCTTAACAAAAGGACAATATCATGGCAGACAAAGACCTAAACAACGATCAGATGGTCACTGATCAAGACCTAAACAAGGCTGGTTCGGTCGATCGGCAGGGCCTAACGGATCAGGCGGCCTCTGATCAGGATGTGCTGGCGGATGGTACGAACAAGGACAAAACTGTTAAATACTCAGAGTTTGAGAAAGCTAATAAAAGGGCGAAAACTGCGGAAGAAGATTTGATGACCGCACAGCGCCAACTCGAACTCGCAACAATGCAACGGATGCAGCCGGTTCAACCACAGCAACAGCCAAAGTCTTCTTACGAGCAGGCTATGGCTGATCTGGGTGTGACGGCTGACGATTGCTACGGTGAAACTCATGTAAAGGTTATGAACCGTAAAGAGCAACTCGACAGGGTTCAGACACAGCAGCAAAACGCAGTCCTGTCGAATCAACAGTTCATGTCAGCACATACAGACGTGTCACAGGTTGTAGGAAGTGTAAATCCCGCAACAGGGCAAATTATGGTAATGAGTCCCGAACTCGGAGCTATACTTGCCAGAAAACCGTATTTAGCCGGTGCGTGTAATGTAAGTCTTCAAGCAACTTACAACATTGTCATACAGGAGCGGCGACTTGCCGAACTCGAACAGAACGATGCTGTCAGCAGGCAACATCAAGCGAGGCAGGAAGTTGAAAATGCAACTCTGCCCCTCGGCGGCTCTGCCGCAGGCGGGGGTGGTGGCGATGTTGTTGACAATCAAAAACTTCTGACGCAAGAGGAAGTCGATGAGATAGACCGCAAACGTGCAGCCGGTGAATATTCGTAAAAGAAAGGATAGAAAATGGCTAATAAGCTAATGATGACGACTTCGCGCGTCAATCATCCAATCAACATATTTTACCAGAGCAAGACTCTATTGAGGGTAATTGCCGCGTTCGTTTACAACCAATTCGCTCAACCCGCCACAATGGGACAGCACATGGGCGATACAAACAAGTGGCGCAGATGGTCTAATCCTGCTGCTCAGACGACTCCTCTCGTTGAGGGTGTCGATCCCGCACCGATCCTGTTGGCAAAAACCGATATTCAGGTTCAGATGAGGGAATACGGTGCTTACATCATTACAAGTTCGTGGATGACCTTCACGGGTATTACCGATGATGAAACCCAGATGGCCGACGTTCTTACCGATAATATGGCCCTGACTCTCGATACATTAGGCAGGGACGTTGCAAGCGGGACAGCTTCACAGACCACTGCTTCAAACGGTGTAGGGACGGCGACTCTTGTCAACAAAACCGACATTGATACAATTGTCACGAATCTTGTCGGTGAAAACGCCCGAATGATGCTGAGTCAGATAAACGCAACTGTAAAGGTTGCCACGTCTCCCATCCGAGCGGCATTCATCGGCATAGGTCATACTGCGATGCGAACGAGTCTTGAGAATGTCAGTGGTTTCAAGCACGTATCGAGTTATGCTTCGCCGACGAACCAGTTTGCGGAAGAATTCGGCAACACCGGTGACGTAAGGTGGCTCTTGACCACCAATGCTCCAAGAACCACCACTACCACCGGATATCAGAATCTTATCTTCGGGCAACAGTTTTTCGGTACGGTCAAGATTGACGGCAACTCGGCGGCAAGGCCTTTGATTTTTACACCAAAGGACAAGACCGGTTCGCCTTTGCAGCGTTTCAGTACGCTCGGTTGGTTGCAGAATTTCGCAGCCCGAATCCTCAATGACAACTTCGGACACGTCCTTATAACGACTGTCTAATAGAAAGGTTGAAAAATGAATAAGATAAAAACTGGACATTATCTGGCAGACGATGGCCTTGTGAATCTGCCTATCGGTTTTGTGCCGGATATCTTTGAGATGGACGAGGTTGGTACTACCAACCCTGACCATATCAGATGGTACAAAGCACAGGAAACCGATGAGGCCAGCGGTTCGCAGGAAGGTATGATTACGAATGGCGCCGATGGTGTTATTACCAAGCTCGCAGACGCTGGCGGCATCACGGCCTATGATACAGGCACGCAGGGTCCGACTATAACCGAATACGCAGCCGTGGGTTCTCCGACAGCCAGAACCGCTACTGCTCCGGGTACTTTCACCCGACCTTCCGTTGCGTCGGATACTGACAGAGGCGCAATTTTTGAATGTGTCACTTTGACAGGAGCCGTAGGTGTCGAACCGACATGGCCGGATGCAGTTGGTGAGCAAGTAACGGACGCAAGCAGTAACGTCTGGGAACGTGTAGATCAGAGCCTCGAACGTATCGGTTATCAGGGTGTCATAATTGCGGCGGCCTTGAACACCAACGGTCAGGAGTGGTACTACGAGGCACGACAGGCTAATCAGTCAATCGATCATGGCGACATTGACGGTTGGACCGATGGTATCGACCCGGACGCTAACTAATAACTAATAACTGAAAGGATTTATCGTGGACGAAGTTAAAAAAACTGGAACAAACGAAGGTGTTGCGGAGTTTCACAAACTCAAAAGAGAGGCTAAGGCTCTCGGTATCGATGTGACGGGCATGAAGAAAGACGATCTTGTTAAGGCAATCAATTTTGCGCCTACAGGTTCCGGCGGAACAGTTGAGATAACCGAATTTGAACGGTTGAAAACCGAAGCCTTCAAGCTCGGCCTTGACGTGGACGGGCTGGACAAAGAGGACGTTATCAATACTATTCAGCGAAAGCAGATACAGGATACCGAGCGAATCCGTATTGAGGTACGCGAAAAGCTCATGCAGGAATATCGTTTGAAACAGGACCGCGCAGACATAATTGCCGAGTCCGAATCTCTCGGTATCCTGGTGACTCTGCCGGAAGTATGTACGGAACTCGATTTGGCGAAAGCCCGGCGTGATCTCGGTATGAAGAAGCTCATACCGAAACCCTCTCCTGAAACTCTTGCTATCGAGGCCAGTAAGAAAAACTACTACATCTTCCGAAACCTCGAACAGGCCGACGTGGACATTTCTTGTAATGTCGGAGGTAAGTATCGGTTTGATTTTATTCCCGACCAGTTGCACTGCCTGCCTGAGTATATCTTCCATTTTATGCGGCAAAGGGCCGTCGTTCCTGTTTACAAGCGAGTCAAGCATGAAGCCACCAAAGAAGGCGACTTTGGCGAAACTACCGTGCAGGACGGCGTGAGGCCGAGGTTTACTTTCGAGTTGATTGCCGAAGCTCCGCAAGAAACACCCTTTGGCGTTGTCTACGATAAATCCCTCAAAGACAGGTTAATGAAGAAAGTAGCGGTGTAATATGCAACGAGTAAGAATTAACGAGGTCGATTCGTCCGAGGAAGTCTGCAAGGCTCTCAATAAGATAATCGACAAACTGAACGAGAACGATTTGGCTAATGCGGATATCGATGTTTTCAATGCAGAAGTCAACGAGTTCAACGAAAAAACAGCGAAAGGAGAATAGTATGCGAAAGTATATTATCATATTTATGGTCCTCTGTGGGCTTGCATTCGCAGAAGTCAATCTCAACGAAGTCAATTTTTCCAATGTCACATCCGGCAGGCTGGACTTCTATCTGCGGCGGTGGTTTGGCATTACTAATACCGACATTACTAACGCAGGTGATCCGTTCAGCAATCGAGGAACAGGGCAGGTGTTCTATGTCGATAGTGCTGTTGGTAGCGACTCATTTACGGGTGTTACTCCTGCATTGGCAAAGGCAACTATCGACGGCGGCATTAACGCATGTACGGCGAATCGAGGTGATGTCGTCTTTGTGATACAGAATCACGAAGAGACTGTCGATAACGGCACTTCGGATGCAATCGATGCCGATGTTGCAGGGATTTCGATTATAGGACTTGGCAATGGCGACGATATGCCGCAAATTCTCTACGACACGACTACAGATGAGTTTGTTGTCAATGCCGACGGAGTGTATATATCAGGTTTGCGATTTCTTGCGGGTGTGTCAGAGGTAGCTAATGCTATTGAGATTCAGGCTGCGGGGACGAATTGCACTATTGTCAATTGTATTTTCCCCGAACCGACTACCTCAACATGGGAGTTCAATATCGGTATCCAGATGGTGACTGGCGGCAATTACGCGATTATCGCGGGCAATACGTTTTATTCCGCTGATGCCGCCGGTTGCGAATCGTTTCTTGATGGTGGCGCTGCTGCCGTAGTTGGCTATCAGATTTTGGGTAACTTCATTTACGGGAGTTTCGACGCTGCTGCGATATTCAGCGATCAGGTCGATCTTGAGTTGTTGATTCTTGACAATGTTATCACTAATCTTGAAACCAGCGACTGGGCTATCGAACTCAGCGATAACGCGACCGGAACCTGCAAGAACAACGCATTCCAGACAAATGCTATTGCAACAGCAATTGATAACGGTGCATTGAGTTGTCACGGCAATACATGGATAAGTTCTCAAGGAACCGATATGGAAGCGGTTGAGGTCAATCCGATCATAGACTCCACGACGAACAGACTCGGTTTCAATGATGCTAATAACGCTTATGATTCTTCTACGGTTGTTGCTAATGAAAATGGGTCTGTGTTAGAACGGCAGGAATTTTTGAGAAGCCAGACCGTTGCACTTCTTGCTGATCTCAGCAATGGCGGTTTCGATGTCGGTGAAATTCAATATGTGGATTCGGTAAATGCCAGCGGTACGGATGGTCTTACATGGGCGACAGCAGAACTAACATTAGATGCCGCTGTAGATAATCTATCTGGAGACATAAATGAGATTATCTTCATCGCAGCTAACCATAACGAGAATCTCACAGGCGCAGACGCAGTCGATATTGATATACAAGGTGTCACTATCATCGGTCTCGGTCAAGGCACTGAGCGGCCACGTTTTGATTTTGACGACGCAGCCGCTGAGATTGTCATTGGTGCAGCAAGCGTGACTATCAAAAACATTCAGCTTATGCCCGGTATTACAGAAGTCCTCTTAGGTATTGATGTCGAGAACGCAGGCGACTACGCTGTGATCGAGAATGTATCTTTCATCGACGGTGAAGCAGCGGGAACCGATGAGTTTATCGATGGCATAGTAGTCGGCACAACTGCAACAAATGTGACTGTTCGGAATTGTGACTATACCTCAACAGAGACATCCGGTGAGAACGATACTTTCGTTAATCTGGATGCAGCTACTATTGTCAATCCAACTGTTGAAGGATGTACCGTCTGGGCCGATCTTGCCGAATCCGGTATCTGGTGGGGCGCAGCAGTTCCTACCGATGTAATTTTTCGTGACAACACCATTACCAACCTCCGAACAGGTGAGGCGTGTATCGAAGGGTCGGGCGGAGCAACAGGTGTTATTCACGATAACATTCTGGCCAGTGACACTTATGGGGCAATTCTGCTTCACGGTAACGCCCGTGTTCAAGGCAACACCCAGACTGTGGCCGTAAGTCAGGCTGGTATCGATGTTCCATTGATACCCGGACAAACCTATGCCCTTTCGATTACTTTGCCGGACGGCGACGATGATATCTTCGACGTGCAGGGTGGTGCCATTTTGATTACCAGTTTTACCGGGTTCGTTACTGAGACAGTGGCAGGTGCAGCAGAAACGCTTACCGTCTCGTTCGATGGTGTGGATGATTTCCTGTTTTCAACAGCCGTGGATATGACTGGTATAGTTCGTGGCAGTCGTATTATTTTCACTAACGTAAACGCGGCAGTATTGACGCCGATTGAACTTGGCGCAGTTGGTTCAAGTAATCTGATGAGCCCGTGGTTCTGTCCGGTTGGTATGATTGAACAGGTTGACGGCGAAGACAATGCCCAGAACGGGATATGGACGTGGCACATGACGTTCATCCCGCTTGTTGACGGCGTTGTTGTTGTTCCTCAGTAAAGACACAGGGATACCGCCCTTAAACGAGCAGCAGCACTATAACACGATACAGGCGGCTCGCAAGGGCGGTGTTCTTGTCGAAAGGATGGCTCATGGCTTTTACATGGACTTTAGCTGAGATGCGCACAAGGTGGCGGAAATATACCGGGCGGTCTACTACCGGCCAGATATCCGACTCTGATGTAAATGATTTGATTAACGATTATTATGTTAATCATTTCTCAAACGATGCGCAGGTAGACGAGTTCGATACCTTCTTTACCCAGGCCCTTTCAGCTACCGATGACGGTATTTATGATATCGACCAGAGTGTAGACAGATTCGACGACCCTGTAACGATCAATGGCAATCAGATAAGATTCTTCCGCGACAGAGAAGCGTTCTTTTCCGACTTACATCTTCATCATCATCACGGACACCATCATCATTTTCTGTCTTTGATGACTCTGCATAATACACATTTCAGGAAATTTGAGGACGAGCAGTTTATAACTGCACCGACTTTGGTTATCGGTTCCAGCGATAGTAAGAAAGTGAAAAACAGTGCATTTTCATATAATATCGATAATTTTGCTTATTCAAAAGTTTCGAGTGAAGTGGATTTGACAGGTTCGGCGGTGCCACAAGGCACTTATGGGGCATGGTCTTTGAAGATTGACGAGAATGGTGACATAACCGTTGCAGAAGCAACTGAGAACTCGACGGGATACGCAACGCCCAGAAAGGCGTTAGAAGCCTTAGACAACTCTGACAGCGACTCCGCTTACATGGGGTATGTTACAGTCATAAAATCCGACGGGGCCTTCACACCGGCCACCACAGCCCTTGACGCGGCTAATGTAACCGCGACATTCACTGATGGACGATTTGAGGGAAGAACGACCCCAATTTCAGCCCTTTTGTACGGACAGAAGTTGTACGTGTTCCCGAAACCAAACGATATTTACCAGTTCAAAGCCCTCCAAATAGCTGACAGGCCAACAGCTTTAAGTGATTCGGACGCTGTAGCTGACTTGAAGTGGGGACCGGCAATCGCCTTACAGGCGGCGATTCTCTATATGGAGTCGAAAGAAGAAACAATTGACCCAAGTTTGATCCGACAAGTGAAGTATTATTTCGGGTCTATACGTTCCGATAAAATCAAACGCCTTTTGGGTGGCGTTGTTGAAAGGAGTTTCTAATGAAGAAACTATTGACGTATGTATTAGTAATTGCCGTCGCATGGCTTCCGTTGCTCATGGGGGCTTTCGACAAAGACAAGCCAGCCGCAAGTACGTCTCTGAGAAGTTCCAACCCTGAGATTCTTGCGAACTGGGCTGCTCTCGAAACAGCGATAGACAATGAACATGCCTTTGCTACAGGTGGTACTCAAGACGGGGACCATACACAAGGTTCGGCACGATGTTTTTCGCAAGCATCCGCGCCAGCTACAAGGATAGACGGCAATGGTTTTGAAGCAGGGGATTTAGGTTCTCTGTGGGTTGATACCGACGATAATGCTCTTTACATTCTTACTGTCACAACTCCTACGTGGACGCCTGTATCAACAGAGGTGATTGCAACTCTATTAGCCTCTGCCAGAACATTCGGGAGTACATTGGATGTAACAGGGACATTAACGGCATCCGGTGCCGTTACAGTTGGAACTACGCTCGATGTAACGGGCAATATTGACCCGACTACTTACGAAACAACCAATGGTGGATTTCTTGACGAAGATGCAATGGGTTCTGATGCTGCTGATAAGGTAGCTTCTCAGCAAAGTATTAAAGCTTATGTAGATAACAATATCGGTTCGGCCAACTGGACTCCGGCATCTTATGCCGGGGAACAAAGCATCACGTTCCCAAATGGCTTGATTATGAAGCAGGGCACGGAATCGGTGGCTGCAAATACAACGGATGAAGTTACTTACAGTGCGGCGTTTCCGACAGCTTTTGTGAATTCATGGTGTACGCTGCAAAGTGCGTCGGCTGATATTGACGATAATGTTGCATGTCAGGCAAAGGCAGCGTCAGAAACATCTATATTGCAAGTTACTAACGGTGGTGATTTAACGTTCACAATACAATGGTTTGCGATAGGGTACTAAATGCCGGACTACACACCATTTTTGATATCCAACCTCGTAGAAGGCAAGGTTACAAAGCGTGACCCGTGGCTGATACCTTCCGATGCGTTTGAGGAGATGAACGACTGCAATCTCAAAAGAGGCAGGCTCGAAAAGCGCAGGGGCAAATCTTTGCTCGGCCAGATTGTTAAGATTGACACTGCTACACTTAATCCCACATTACAAACCAATCCCGTAATGGGAGTATATAATCACCTCGACGGCGACACGGAAGAACTTATCGTATTCGACAAAGCCAGAATGAATACGTTTGTGGATGATAAAGTGTCCGGTGTAATTCTTTTGTCTGTAGTTGACGTTGGTGGTGCGCCTAACGTGGTGAGGTTTACAGTTGCGGCGGGGCATGGGATATCCGCCGATGATATTGTAACAATAACCAACACAACAAATTATGACGGCACATACAGGGTAGAAGCGAAAGCAGCAACGACATTCGATATCGAAAGTGCTTTTGTTGCCGAGACAATGGGGGCGACCTCGCAAGTCAATCAGGAACAGTTCACCGACGCCACAGAGAATAAAATACGGATTGGGCCCACAGGAGTGGGCAACGATCAAGATACCCAACCGGCCACAGGTGTAACAATAAACGGCGTTACAAGCGGGGCAACCGCAACTCTTGCCGCCGGAGGTGCTATTGCAGATTATGGATTGTTCGGTTCAGGTACAGCGTTTGGAACGTTAGTCTTTGATAGAGGCACGGTTACAGGTACATTTCAGGCAGGGGAGCAATTGAATAGTTCCGGCGTGCTGGATACAGGTGATATTTACGGCTACGCCCTTGCCGCCAACTCCGACGAAGCGTTTACCGGTGACAATACGAATTTCTTCTGGACGGCTAAATGGACATTAGGTGGCGAGCCGAAAACCTACATCACTAACAACAACGACCCGTTACAGATATATGATGGCGCACATTTGTCTCAACTCTCAATTGACATAGGTACAGCCGCAGCAAGAGCAGGGCTTAATGAAGTCACTACCGCACTACTCGTATTCATTGTAAAAGAACGAGTGGTTTTGTTCAACGTGACCGACAATAGTACGGGCAGTCAGGTATTAGCCCCGCAACGCGCGAGATGGTCAGGAATTAAGCAGCCGTTTGTGTGGCCCACTGACAGTTTTAAAGATGCTCCTACTGCTGATTACATTGTCGCGGGGGGGTTTTTAGGCGACGATCTATATATCTGGATGACAGGTGAGCGGGGCGGAAGTGTATGGCGCTTTGTATGGACAGGTGACTCAGTTGACCCGTTCGATTGGCAGAAGGTGTCCGATCAGGACGGAGCAATAGCACAGATGTCCGTTACGGAAAGAAACAACATTCAAAGAGCTATCGGCTCAACTCAGATACTTGCTAATAACGCGGATATTGTCGGACCGATTGATGAAAAGGTTCCCGATGTGGTCTTGGAATGGAATCCCGATTCGGCTGGATTCAGCGCAAGTGCGGACGTAGACGAAGAAAGACAGATACTATTTACTTATGCAAGAGTCGAAACCACAGCCAATGCAGATGGAAATAAATACCCCGACAGGGCTTTAGTTCTGAACTATGAAGATAATAACTGGGCCGTACACGGGCATGATATCCATGCAATAGGATTCTCCGCTCTTGAGTCGGATGTTACATGGGATTTGGACGAGGCGTGGGAGGATATTGATTTTTCATGGAATGCCTCTAATACGGTTTCCGGTTTTCCCTTTACTATTATAGGCGACCATGACGGGTTGTTATTTCAGTTGAACGTAAGCGGCAGTGATAACGGTGCGGCGATACAGTTTAATGCAAAAACAGCCAGATTCAATCCATACAACAAACAGGGCCGAAAAGCGAAGTTCTGGAAAGCGGAATTCCTATGTGATGTAGACGCAGATGTGAGTTTCGATGTTGAGTTCTTTCTTAACTCGGACACGACGAAATACAAGACCGCTACTATTACAACGGAACCGGTTGAAGGTTCCGACAAAACGGCCTGGTACACAGCCTTTGCTGAAACAACAGGTTCGTTTCATAGTTTGAACATTACAAATAACGCATCCAGCAATCGGCCTGTCATTCACGCAATGAGATTGTGGTTCAAGCCTGCGGGGAAAGTGAAATGAGTATAGAGAAAATGCCTGTATTCAAGAAATTTCCTGCCGAACCGAAGCAAAGCAGGCTGGTAAGGTGGATTGAAAATGAGATATACAAAATAGTTTCTCGCAGAATTAATTGGTTGCTTGACAGAGTTTTCAGTGAAGGAATCGAAATAATACCGGAAGGAAATAAGCCGGGCGATGACGATAATTGGAGAATAATAGTGGTAAGTGGCGATTTGAGAATTCAGAAACTAATAAGCGGCACATGGACAACAACAGCACAATGGGACGGATAACATGAAGCGTGCAGGTGCAATACTCTTGTTGATGCTAATAATAGCCGGGACATGCTTCGGTGCATTCGGTGACTATGAACTTACCGTTGATGGCGCAAAAGTTATATGGAATAATAACTCATGGATAGTCAGTATTGCCGCGTCCGCAAGCATGACCGAAACGACAAACTATATCTGGCCTGTCGATCTTCCCGTTGCGGCTACACGACAATTGCTCGGTAACACAGATGGTACTCTTGAATGGCAGCCTGCGCCCGCCCCGCAAGTAGACCCGCACGATCAATACTGGATCGATACCGATGGCGATAATGGTGCGCCTGTATTCAGGGCGAAAGATTATACAACAACAGGCACGGTCATTGTGGGTGCATTATCAGTAGACAATACCAGCGGAACAGATGCCGTTATCACAATGAACGGCACAAGCGACAATCCGCAAACGATCACCTATAAAAGCGACACAGAGTTATGGATTGTAAGCACTAATACCACGATAGGCGACGGTGATACAGTGCCCGCCGGACCTGTTGTTTCGGCTGCGAACAGTCGTCGGGCACAGGCGAATTCTTTTCCTATACCAGACGGCACCATCGACGCAGCGGACAGGAGAGTTTATGCGTGGTTTGCAGGTAGAAATACCAGCGGTGGGGCGGGGATTGATTACACGCTGACTTTCGACGGCGAATCGAACGATGGAATTCTGACGTGGATGGAGGACGAAGATTATCTGTTGTTCAATGACGACCTCTTAATGACCACCGCAGAAAAGATTCAACTCAGGGACACAGCCATAGGAATCTACTCTCAAGCCGATAGTTTCATGGACATCTTTGCCGATGGTGGTGTTAGGATTGGCGACAGTTCGGCAGGGGCACCGACGAACTATCTTGACATAGAACCGGATGGGACTATTGAATTTAACGGTAACGCCACTGTATGGGACGATTATGTGACCCCTATAACAAGGGCAACGTTTGGCGGTGCGGCGAACGATCCCACTCTTACAAAACTTGCAGATGATGGGGCAGGTTCTACGGGTGTGTGGGCATTGGTTTTTGGCGACGGTGACGAAGTTTTGGTTACTATCCAAATGCCGCATAGCTGGAAAGAAGGGACGACAATCTACCCTCATATTCACTGGATGGCTACAACTGACGTAGACCCTGCGGATAACTTTGATATCGATTTCGAGTATTGGTGGGCTGATATTGGTGAGGATTTTCCCGCTAATACGACATTGACGAATGTAGAGATAAGTACCGGAGCAAATACCCAATGGCAACATCAAGCGTCTAATGTTACGGCGGCGGGTATTGATGGTTCAGGCCACACAATTTCATCTGTTCTATTGTGCAGGATTGAGCGTGTGGCTGCGGCGGGTGATAATTATGCGGGTGGAATTGTTATAAAGGATTTTGATGTTCATTTTGAAAAAGACACGGTTGGCAGCAGGGCGATAACCTCAAAATAAGGAGAGCCATTATGAAAAAGTTAATTATTGTGCTTGCAGTTATAATATTCGTGGGCTGCGATAAAGAAGTTCGGCGTAAGAGTATTCACACCCGACATATCAATACCCGGAATATAGGCACCCATGAAGATCGGCTGTATATATGGGAAGGGTCAGACGGCAAAATGCACTCTGGATATTTTACTAATCCAGATCAGATAATAGAACGAATCAGACGAACGAAAGGGTTGTAACATGAAAAAGATTCTTATGGGTCTAACATGCGTGGTGATAATCGCATTTGGGAGTGTGTCGCTGTTGTCACCGGAATCGAAAGCAGATGTAACGGTAGGGGACTTGACGGCAACGGTGACAAGCATACCTTCAACGCTAAACACTGCCGGTAAACACTTGAACGTTGTTGAAGTCTCTACGGGGCGGACTGTAATCGACAAGGATTATCGGCTCAACTTTTCGCCGACAGAAGGGCTTAATAGTGCTCAAGAGGCGGAAGTAACAAAGCGGATGCAGAAGGATATTGCTCTATATAAGGTACTAAAAGCAATTGATGATTCCCCGGCAATGAATAATGCTAATGGGCGAATCGAAAATAACCTAAATTTGTGAGGATAACATGAAAAAGTACGCGAAATGGCTTGCCGCTCTTGCGGTAGTATGTGCGGTTCTGGTTTACCCGATAAACGACTCACATGCCGCTCTAACGAAGACAGCCGCCTTTACCGTAGTTGACAACTGGAACGCTCAGGGTGCAGCCACAATGGAGATAGGGACGCCGTACGATCTCTCAGGCAGCTTTGGTAATGCTCTGCTGGTTATCGAGATAGCTTACACTGATGTCCAGGCTCAGGCAGGAGTTGATATCATTGTGGAGATATCCTACGCTACCGATGAACTATGGGCACCTTTACCGGGTGGAACTATAACGACTCTTGGCGGCACGGCGGTTGCGGACGATCTCGATGAGGGTGGGGGGACTGCCCCCGGCGATGGAACTGTAACGTTAACAGACGCGACTGGCTTTGATACAGTGGGACAGGTATGGTTTATTATTGATACGACGCTTGCTGATAGTGAGGTCGTGAGAACTGTGTCGGAAGCAGGTGAGGTAGTTACTCTTGCGGAGGGTATGAAAAATGCCCACGCTGACGCGGAGGTAACATGGAGCATAGTCAGGCAACACACATTTTCAATTCCCTTTGCTGCTGCTTTTGTCAGGGTAAGTTACAACAACACCGACGCCGATTCGGACATTCACTATCATTCGCGCATACTTGAGGTCACAGCGATACAATGAGAAAACTACTCCACATTCTGTTAATACTCATACTGTGTTCGTCGCTGTTTGCGCAACAGATTTCTAACGACTCAAAGCCGATATTCGGCCAGCAAATAGGGGGGCAGTTTGCCGAACGCCTTGTGGGGTTGTGGACTTTTGCAGGACAAACCGGAAACCTGCCCGATAGCTCCCACTACAGCAATCACGGGGCGATCACCGGTGCTACTTGGCAGGGGCAGGGGCTATTTTTTGATGGCGGAGATTATGTAGATTTGGGCATGCAAGATTTTGTTAATACTGGTTTATTTTGTGACTCAGGGGAGCAATTCAGCGTTATTGCGGCGTTTAAGGCGGCTTCAAGTGTTACCGGCAGTATTGTGGCTAAAGCTGGTGCGGCGGGGGGAAGCCGTACATTTCAGATGTATTTAACGACTAACGGTATTCTTGCGTCTAATTTACGCGGCTCTATCAATTCTACCGGCATAACATTAGCTGATGGCACTTGGCATACAGTTGTTTATACGTGGGATGGGACAACGGCGAGGTTTTATATTGATGGTGTATCAAGAGGCACTCTGCCAGTCGGAGTGGCGGCGGAAGAGGCCCAGAATGTTATAATAGGGGCAAGGACAGGCGGGGCTGGCTTCCGTATCACCGGTAATATCTCCTATGTGCTCATCTACAGCCGTGCCCTGTCAACATCCGAAATTCAGGCATTGTATATTAGGCAATGGCTGATGTTCGAGGACACAACCCCGGTTTGGATGTTCAGTGGGGCAGAGGTAATTGGCAGAATCATACAAGGTATTGGTTCAGGAATTTATACAGGAGTTTACCGATGAAGAAGATAATTGTAGCTTTATTCATTCTCGCATTGTGCTTGCCGTGTTCCGCGATTGAACTTGAGCGGCAGAGGAACGTAGCAAGTGTGATAATGTTCCCCCTGATTGATTCGGCTAATACACTGTTACTCAAGTCAGGGGCAGGGAACCCGGACAGCGAGTCAGACCAGTTCAGCGACTCAGGCGATAATCCGGATGGTTTTGCAGACCTGACGAATGAGGCTGTTGAAGTAGGGGCAACAGGGCAGTATTATTTGGTTCTGACGGCGGGAGAACTGAATCATCCTTATGTCACGATTCAAGTCAAGTCAGACGATGCAATAACCCAAACCATCCTCATCCGTACAATGGTCGGCGACCCGCTAAATATTGCAACCTCAGATGATGGGAGTACGATCAACGTAACCGGCGGGGCGATTGATACAGTAACAACAACGGGCACGGCTACGGTAACAGGCACGGTGAACGGTCTTGCTGCGAATGTTATCACAGCAGCATCGATCAACGCTTCGGCTATTGGGGCCGATGAAATAGCTACAAATGCAATCGGAGCGGATGAGATTGCGGCCAGTGCCATAACTGCTTCTGAATTGGCGACAGACTGTATTACAACGGACGAACTCGCTACTGGAGCGATTGATGCCGACTCTATCGCTGCTTCGGCTATAGGCGCTTCCGAGATTGCCAATTCAGCTATTGACGCAGCAACCTACGCCGCTAATGCGATTACCGATGCCGCTGTTGCGAATGACGTACAAGTGGATGTAGTGACAATAGAGACAGTTGACGCTACGGACCAGCTTGATACAGCCTGCGCCACAGTAACGGTGACAGCTTTTGCGGCTAATGTGATTGACGCCGCAGCTACCGCAGCAGATTTCCTTGCCGAGATCAATGGTGAAGTTCTGGATGTTATAGCAGTTGATACTTACGATGAAACAGATGTCACGGGCGGCCCGCCGGAGGAACCAACGATTGCACAAATGCTAAACTATCTGTACAGGATACGATTCCAAAAACGTCTTGTGACTGTTGTCTTAGATACTATCAGGAACTTTGACGATGATGGCACTTTGTTTGATGCCGTGCTTGATGACGATGGAGCCACGTTTACGCAAAACAGGTTCATTGACCCATAAAGCAATTGACGAAGTAAACATGGCCAACATAGACCCGAATGTATTGGAGTAAATTATGGGAGTTTTAGATTTTTTAGGTTTTGGCGGTAACGATAGCCCGGATATACAGCAGGCTCCTACTTTGTTACCAGAACAATTGGATTTCCTGTTACCGCTTCTTAGCGGATTGCAGGGATTGTCAGGAAGGGCTCTAACCCCTGCCGGTCCACGTCAATTTGCGCCAACTTCGCCCCTGCAACAGCAGGCTTTTGGCGGATTTGGTGCTTTAGGCGGATTAGGGCAACAGGGATTAGGTATAGCCGGACAACAATTAGGTGGATTCGATCCGTCACTTGCTCAGGGTTTTTTAGGGCAAGCAGGAGGCGCACTACAGCGTGGTCTCCAGCCAGTTGATACACAAGCTATCTCTCAGGCGTTCGGTCCGAGCCGTCAGTTAGCCCTGAATACGTTCCAGCAGGATATAGTCCCACAGCTACTTGAGAGATTTGGAGCATCCAGCGGCGGCTCAGGGGCCTTACAGAGCCAACTGGCGCGTGCGGGTGAAAATCTCAGTTTGGGGTTAGCTGCACAGCAAGCCCCCTTTGTGGGCCAAGCGGCCCTGCAGGCCCCCGGACTACAACAAGCAGGAGCGGGATTAGCAGGTAATTTTGCCCAGCTTCCGGGTCAATTAGCGGGGCAGGGATTGGGTATTGGTGCAGCGGGGTCTGATTTATTGAGTCAACTACTCAATGTAGGTGGTTTGCAGAGAGGCATTGCACAAGAGCCTCTGGCGGCTCAGTTTGAGGCAGCACAGCAACCGGCACAATTATTGGGTCAATTCGGACCTCTGGGACTTGGTAGTCAGGCATTTACAAACTTCCAGCAGCAACAACAGCCGGGATTACTCCAAGCGCTATTGCCCGCATTGGGTAGTTTTGCAGGTTCAGGAGCGGGTAGTAGTGCAATAGCGGGCGGATTAGGTTCATTAGCAGGCGGAGTTAGTAACTTATTTGGGTTTGGCGGCGGTGGCGTACCTCCGGGGTTGAGTACATTCTTTAGATAGGATAAATCATGGCAAACGGAATACAAATACTCCCAACACTTGATAGATTCGCTGGACTCAGACAAGGCGCACAGAATTTAGTCGGTGGTTTGGAACAACAGTTTCAGCAAAGAAAACAACTTGCTGATGCTCAGGCAGTGCTTCAATTCATTCAGCAAACACAAGGTGGCGGGCAACCGATACTGCCGAGGTTTCAGACGGCGGGCGGGGCGGCAGGAGCGGCTCAATTTCTTGCACAGCAGCCCAGCGCATTACAGCAAGCAGATATACAATCGGGTATTGATTTGAGACTGGCACAAGCAGGAGCGGCCCAGCGTATCCTGCCGCAGCCGGGATTTACATTAACGCCGGGCGGGCAAAGATTCGACGCACAAGGCAAGCCAATTGCACAACTTGCACCGTTACCGCGCACGCCAGTTGCACTAAGCCCCGGACAGGAATTAGTTGATCCGGCAACAGGTAAGCAGATAGCATTAGTTGAACCAGACACGCTTACGTTAGATCAAAGAAAAAGAGCTGATTTGATAGCAGCAGGTATAGAGCCGAGAACCATATCGAAGTTAGAAACAGATCAAACGAAAAGTATAATTCGTAAAAATCGTGCAGAAACCAATAAATTACTGAGAGAGTCAAAGGGCAAGTTGACGCCGGAGCAGATACGGGCGCAAGCTACAATATTCAGGAAAGAATTTGATGCCTTATCGAAAGACTTCCGAGTATCGCGCGATTCGTTTAATAGAGTACAGGCCTCCGCCCAAGATCCGTCGGCGGCTGGCGATCTTGCTCTTATTTTTAATTTTATGAAAGTGCTTGACCCCGGTTCCGTTGTACGAGAAAGTGAGTTTGCGAATGCTGCGGCAAGTGGAGCGTTTGGCGAGAGAGTAAAAGCTGCTGGGCTCAAAATCCTAAATGGCGAAAGGCTCAGTCCTGTTGTGAGAGCGGATTTCCTAAACAGGGCGGGAAGGCTTTTCGAGAAACAAAAAAAGACACAAGAACGATTGATAATACGATACACAAAACTGTCAAACCGGGTTGAGGTTGATCCGGCTGACGTTATTACAGACATTGCGCCACAGGAAGTACTTACACCAGTAACGCCACAGCCGCTCGGTATCAAAGATGTTATCCAGCAAAATCTCGAAGGCCAAACCGGAAGAACACCGGCAGAGGAAGCACGCAGACAGGAACTCTTGAGAAAGAGAGGGTTATAATGCCTCTCACGGTTGAAGAACAGGCCGAACTCGAAGCATTAGAGGCTAAAGGTCCAACGCAGACAACGGGGGGGCTAACCGCCGAGGAAGAAGCAGAACTGGCATCCCTGGAAGCTAAAGGCCAACCACAAGTTTCGCAACAGCAAATACAGCAAGTGGTTAGCCAATTCCCTCCACAGAATCAACAGGAAATCGCCCGCATAGCACAAGCACCGGAGAGAACGCCGGAAGAAGAAGCAGTGTTTCAACAGTTATTCGGCGGCCAGATACCGGCAGGACAGGAAATAGTAAGCGAACCGGCAACTACAGCACAATTGCGATCAGAAGCATTTGCGGCAGGCAGACAGGCAGATGTACAACTGGAAGCAACAGCAACAGAGTTCCTTAAACCTTCCAAATTCATAAGCGGAACCGCCTTGAGGGATACTGATACATTTACGTTGTTACAAACAGTAAGTCAGGCGCAACTGTTCAGAGACAGCAGGAAAAGGAACCTTGCTTTTAAGGAATTGAAGAGACGACAGATACCGGACGAGTTCATAAGAACTTTCACCGAACTGGATAAGCCAACCGGATTTGTCGCGGGCTTGAAAGAGGAACTTCCTGAAACTATCGGTGGCTTTATCGGGGCAGGTGTTGGCGCTCTTGCAGGTCGCGGTGATCCTGCTGCTATGAAACGCGGAGCCATTATAGGCACGGCCATTGGCGCAGGTGGGGTCGAGTTGCTCAGGGAACCGTTCGAGAGAACATTCAGGCCGGAACGACGCAGAGGGGCTTTGGACCTGACAAAAGACGTAGCTTTCACGGCTGCAACAGAAGCATTAGGCGAGGCAGGCGGGCGGTTCGTTATAGACCCACTGATTGGCCTTGTGTTACGTCCGGGGGCTAAGGCAACAATACCCGGCGCACGCAGGATATCGGGAGAACTTGCAGAGGCAGGTAGACAGGTTGCAAGAGAAGGCGGAGCGTCACCCTTGCTCGGCACACAACTTCCAATACAGACAACTACTGCCGGAAGGGCGCTGGGCGCAATAGGCTTGAGTCCGAATGTGAGTGCTGATTTATTGCCATCCCAACAAACGGCCTCTAAGTTAGTGGCAACAATTGAAGGTGTTACGGAAGAAGCGTTTTTTGGCGGCGGCAGACTTGGCAAGACGCGAGAGATAGCGCAAAAAGCGGCTTCTCCCAGATTCGTAGCCAATAAAATCAATCAGATCACAGAAGGACTCGATGTGTTGCCGTTAGATGAAATAGGTGTCTTAGCTCAAGATGCCATACACGGTTCAAAGATAAGCGGGCAGTCAACAAGAGGAGCCAGTGGAGCGTTTCGTGCAGTGACTCGTACTTTGTTTGATGACATAGCCAAGAAAGTTCCAGAAACGGTTGACATTTCAAGTGCGCAAAGAATAGCCAAGAGTGTTCTGGACGAAGCCGCTGTTGGCGGGCCGAGATTGAAACTGCCCGAAAAAACGGCAGGTATTTTGCAAAATATTGTAGATACCGGAAGCACAAAGAATATCCGGGACCTGATATTTGCCAGATCAGATATTGGCGATTTGGTGCGGGCGGCTAAACTGGCGGACGAGCCCAAAGTCGAACAAGTGCTTGCTCCTGTAATGAAAGAAATAACAGAGTTAATGAACGACGCCGCAAGAAGAGCCGGGCCGGGTGTGGCGTCTGACTTAAAAAGAGCACTATTATTCTCATCCGAGGGGAAGAAACGTTTCGGTTCTAACCTCATACGAAAACTCATTGTCGAAAAAACTCCACCGGAAAAAGTATTACGGGTGATATTTGGGGCACCGGGAGACGAAACACTGTCTCCGCTAACGGCGGTTCGCAATGTCAAAGAAGTGCTTACCGGTACGGCAGGTAAGAACGCAGGTGAGATTGTAAATGATACATTTGCGTGGGACCAGATACGGTTTGGGTGGCTAACATCCAAATTAAAAACCGCCGCCGATGTTGACGAAGTGATAGGAGGAACGTCATTTCAGAAAATACTCAGTAATTTTGGCGAACCGGCATTGAAGGAAATGTTCAGTCCGAAAGAGATTGCTGGCATAAATGATATAGTATTGCACAGTAGGTTATTAGGAAAGAAGTCTCGGAAGATTGCCTCCTTAATAGTTAAGTCTGCGCAGGTGGGTACTGTTGGGGCAGGTGCCGCGACAGGCAAAGAAAGCATAGCCTTGTTGGCATTGGGTGGCCCGGCTGTTTTAGGACAGTTCCTTACGTCTCCTGCCGGGCGAAAACTCTTGACTACAGGTATAAAGACCGGTGCTCTGGCGGGAGCGGAAGGGCAGTTCATAGCAGGTATGTTAAGAACTAAACGGGAAATGCTCAAGAAGCAGGCAAGGCTGGAAAAGTTCGAGGAAGAACAACGGCGTAAATTAAGACTGCAACTGGCAAGGCCAACAACTCCGGCACTGAGAGAGCAGCGTGGATTTGGCGGCAGAGGATTTTAAGGATACATCATGGCAAAAGAAAAGAACAGGAATTACAAAATCTATGTAGTTGTTGGCATCGTTGGCGGAATAATGGGCATAATCAGTCTCGGTGGCGGTGCTTTGTTGGATTACGTCAAAGCAGAAAAAGACAAGTCGGCGACGGCAGCAATCGAGAAACACGTCATTGAAGATGTTGAAGAAAAGATCGAAACCCTCAAGTCAAATGGTTGCGATCCCACCCGTACAAACGCCTATAATATGGTGCGCATAGAGAAACAATGGGTGAGGTTTGAAGAACAAATTGCCGCGCTCAAAGAAACCGTAGATTCAATCAAGACAGAAAACGACTCAGACCACAGAGATATCCTGAACGCAATAAATCCGACAGGGCCATAAAAATATTCAGGCTTTTCATCACCCTCCTCCGACTCTAACTCCTTGCATCGCAGGGGGTTAGGGTTTTTATAAACACATCTTATCGAAGTATTAGCAAGTTTAATTTGACTTTTCCGTTCGCATTGCGTATGGTTTAACCATGTGCAGAACGAAAAACATTCACAACTACTGGCCGGGCGGGAGAACACTCCCCTGTTCTGCACACACCCGCTTCGGCTTTTTTGAGAGGATAGAATAATGGCAAATCGCAAAACAGAATCTAATCAGCAGACTATCCGTAATTTCTTCGTGAGTGTTATGCAGGCCGAGAGATACAATTGGACTACGAGGCGAACTCGAACCACCGTCTTAGATGCAAAAGAACTGCTCCGTCGATTGGAACCGGACAACACTGTAACAGACGCGGTAATCGAATCAGATATTTTGGGTTTTTGAAAGGATAGCGGTATGTGTCTAAGTTCAAGATTAACCCGCAAGGCCCAAAAGGAAGCTGTTGTCAAGCTGCCTGAATGGGTTACTGTATGGAAGGTGTTTGGGTATTACCCCAGCCGCAACGAATGGCTGTCTCAGTGGAAATATCACCGCAAAGCATATAGCGGGAAGGAGCATATAGCTGTCAATAAACCACTACGTACTTCCGGAGGCGATCAATATGTATCGGGCTTCCACTGTTATACATCTCATCGAGTAGCAATGTTGAGCGTTAAATATAGACCTAAAATGTACGCCGTCCCTTGCAGAATCAAGCGTTCTTGGATAGCGACAATTGGAGAGCAATGGGTTGAGGGGCGTCGGCGGATTTGCTACGTCACTAACAAAATCAAAATCCCGTCCCCGAAACAATACTTCAAGACACATAAATAACGGACTACCGGCGTGAGCCTTGAACGGATGCAGTCGTAAGGTGTCACGCCAGATATTGAAAGGATTCTAATGTTAGTTTTGACAAGGAAAAAGGACGAGTCAATCAGGATAGGGGATAATATTGTGATAACCGTGGCGGCTATAAGAGGCAGTAAAGTCCGATTAGGCATAGACGCCCCGCGAGACGTTAGGGTCCAGCGGCAGGAGATTTACGAGGCTATCCAGAAGGAGAAAGATAATGACAAGACGACTATTTAGAAGCATAACAGCAACGATAGCAGCAGCCTTTTTGCTGTGGGTGGTGTTTTATGGCTGAGTGGAAAGTTGATCCCAACGATGGGGCTTGTGTAAAAGAAGGCAATGCTCCGATTGGCTTCATGCACAATCCCCAAAGAGCCGCACAAGTACTCCGTGAACACAACAGCCATGAGGCGTTAGTTGAAGCGTGCAAGCATGGCAACGATGAAATAATTGGCCAATTGCAATCTGGCACCTTCAAAGATAAGACATTTGGTACACGGATGTATTGGACACAAATCGCGCAAGTTTTCAGGGCCGCCCTTGCTCTTGCGGGGGTGAAAGAATGAGGAAAGCAATAACCGCCATTGTAGCTTTGTTGTGGCTTGTCTTGGGCGCGTTATTCCTGAACGATGAAATCGCAAACCCTGAACATGCAGTTCTTGCATTTATTATTTGCATTGCTACAGCTACCATTTTGTACGCTATTACGTGGACTGGAAAGAGGTAGAATAAATGCTATATGACGGAATAGAAATAGGCAACGGACGTGATAGGTTACTACATGCGTCTGTAAAGGACTTAGCCCAGAGACGGGACAGGGATAGTATAGGTAAACTTCCATCCTGCCTGCGACTCTTGATAGCTACGGCTGAAAAACGCGGGATTAAGTTTAAGCCCAACAAAGTATTCAAGGCCAAAGATATTAAGCGTAGTGATGTATTGAGAGAGAACCATGAATGAGGGTGAACTAAGAACAGCTATGGCAAAGAACAATATCGCCATTGAGCGTGAGGCAAAAATACGATACATTGACGAGACTTTGGACGAATTGAGTGATAAAGAGATTGAGGATTTAGCTGAAATGGTGCATGTTTATATGGCGAGGAAAGTATAATGACTGACACGGAACTGTTAGATGCACTGCAAGAATTAAACGACAAGGCTGAGTATACGGGCCGTTGTATTCTTAGGATATCAGCAAGACGCGGGTGGAGATTGCATGAATCCTCATCTACATACGAAGATCTTGGTAATACATTTATATCTGTCCGAGACGCAATTGAACAATTCCTAAAGGATACAAACAGTGACAATACGAAAACCCATGATACAGATTGAAATAATGGAACGTGAGGGCTTGGATTGTCGATACAATCCGAGACGGCCTTGTGAAGTACAAGAACAGGAACTTGAATCAGAAAGGAAACGAAATGGGACTCAAAGATGAAGTATCAAAAAGTAAGTATCTAACAAAGAAAGAAATTGGTAATGGTATCACGGTTACTGTTGCCCGATGGTGTGAAGAAGACTTGTCGCGGGATGACAAGCCGGAACAAATGGAAACGATTCTGTACTTTGAAGGAGTCGAGAAAGGCTTTGTACTAAAGCCGACAAATGCCGGACTTGCTCAGGAAGCGACAGGGGCGCAAACGCGGGACGAGCTTGTAGGCAAAGTTCTCCAGTTGTGGTTCGACGAAAGTGTGATGTTCGGAGACGAAAGGACTGGTGGTATACGGGTTTGGGTTAATAAGCCCCAAGTCCAGCCCACTTTCGCACCGCCCCCTAACGCCGTAGCGAATCAGGGCAAGATCAATACCGCAATGGCTAAGACCCCCGGTGTTGTCCCGTTTGAAACTCCCCCGGCACCAACCGATGCGGATGTACCTGCGGACTTAGATCAGGAAGTGCCTTTCTAAGGAGGGATCGGTGACTGATTTAGGTGAAATGGTAGCAGTTGCAAGAGAAATGGACAGCGCCCGTACCGAGCTAAAAGAGCAGACGGAACGCCTCAAGGAGCTTGGCAAGGCCGTTGTCCGGTCTGAGGCAAGGTATAAAATAGAACGGGCAAGGGTCACAAACGGACTGGCTAAAGGCGAACAGTATCTTATTGATAAAGACACGAAACGGGAACAGTTGGTAGGCGGTAAAAAAATGGCCGCCGCCAACATCAAAGGTGTAGCGGAAGGTGTGATTGCCGGATGGGACGTTCGGAGGGGTGACGATAAGGTTGAGCTTGATGTTTGCAAAGCATTTATTTCGGCAGCGGAAAAGGATTTGGACGCGCTCCGTTCCAAAAACAAACACCTCACACATACATAAAATAATGTTGACAGTCTCCAATAAATAGGTTATAATACCATGTATGCTATCAGAGAGATTCAAAACACAGCCGAACAGGTCAGTTCTTGGACGCAACCCGTCCGCTCTGATAGCAACCTGTTCGGTTTTTTTATTGGAGACGTATCAATGAAAACCTGCACGCAGTGCTATACAAACAAGTCATTAGCTGAATATGCTAAAGACAAAAGAAGTAAGGATAACCATAGGAGTATATGCATAAAATGCATTACACAATACAATATCAACTACAGACGAACGCCAAAGGGACTGATAATAATTCATAAGTCTCAGCAGAAATATGCTCGTAGTGAAAAAGGCAGAGCGACTGCAAAGCTATTGCGAATCAAGCATGGTGCAAAAATTAGAATAAGAAGCAAAATAGGTTATCTTGTTAAGATTGGCAAAATACCCAAGGCCAGTGATTGCGTATGCGAATGCGGACAACAGGCGCAGGGATATCATCACCATAACGGGTATGGGCCGGAGCATATTTTCGACGTGATCCCATTATGTAGAAAATGTCACGAAATTCACGAACACACATAGGAGAACAAAATGAACCTGAAAGAAGAACTAAAAACACAAGAAGCCTGCATGCAGCATCATCAGGACGCAATTGCACAAACACAGGAGCGTATAAACGAAATCACGGACAAGATAGCCGAAGCCGAGAAGCCAAACCTGCGGCATGGGGATTATGGAGCAGATACCTATAATAAAATGCCTACTGTGCTAATGAGAACAACAATCAACTCTGAACTTATAAAATGGGCAGGCGCGGAAAAACCAGCAAATTACAATAACGATACCATGACTCCGGGGGATTTCCAAAAACTCGGCAATATCTTCGACGACCTCAAAGCCCTGCAAGAGGACCGGGCGGAGTTTGAGATTGGCGAGGGAGTGTGGAAAGTGCGAGGAGAAGTTGTCGCATGTGGTGACTTCCTTTTGACAGAATCAGGCGATGGGGGCAGTAAGGTTTTAATTGCCAGTAATTTTTTCGACAAATTCATCCTGTATCTCCAACAAATGCGGGCAACCCAACTGAGGGAGCGTAATGGATAAGCTACTCAAAGATTTCAAGCACCTGCACAAGCCCCGCTGCCCTAAGTGTAAGCGGCTGAATCCGGCCAGAGGCAGGAACAGCAACAAAGGCAGGCTGATTACGTGCCCGGACCCGTGCGGGTGTAAGTACAGGGTGGCGATTAGTTATTGTATCACAGAAATATCATAGCTCTTTGACAACATTTTGGGAATGGTGGCGGAACAGTAGACGCATTCACGAGGCAACGCATTGTGGTAATTGGTGCTACCCAACCTTCTGACGAGGAGGTTCACAATGCCGATGAGTAGCTGCGCCGTGCAGGTATCGAATCCTGCCCGTTCCTGAATAAATGCGGCATACGCGATAGCATGTTGCAGGACTCGCCCGCAGACAGGATCACCTGTGCGGGTGAGTCCAATATTAACAATTAACCTTATAAGGAGACAGTAATATGGCGAGAACAGCGAAACAAATCCGAGAAGAAGAAAAACGCACAGGCGGCGCATCGCACAGGGCAGGGTGCGGTTACCCGTCCGAACCATGTAGCTGCGAAGTACACCGACGGAGCGAACGTAGAACCAGCCACAAATCCTACTGCAACTACCCCAACGACCCTTGTGATTGTGGGTTATGCGGAGGCGGGTGAGTCCATAAATATTAACAAGTATACGGAGAAGCACGATAATGTTTACAATAACAATCACGAAAATCGAGGAAGTGCAAACGGAGTGCGGCCAAGAGTGGCAGCAGGGGGCGGGGGCGGACGGTGGTTACGGCTACACCCCTAAGATTACTAAACTGACTAAGGTTGTAACTAAACTATACGAACAAACCACGCCGGACTTATATCTGCGCGATATCATTTCTGCGATAAACGGATTAGATACTGAGCACCCTGAATGAAAGGAGCAGATCAAATGAAAACATTCTGGGTAACAAGGGATGGGCAAGGCGGCTATGCGCCGGACAAAGTATTTATCTGGCGATACCATAACAACGCATCGTTCCACAGAGACGACAATTGGATAAGTGGGCAGGGGACTTCTCTGTCTATGAGACATGATGTGTTCGTGGACTTAACAGGTATGGTAATCGACTACGGCGAAAAGAAAAAAGTGAGGTTAATGCTAAGATGACTAAAAACCAAATCTTGCTCGTAATAATACTATGTATACTGTCCTGTGCATTAGGGGCATTAACAGTGAAGTTTTCTCCTCCTCCTAAGGCCACCACCTCTACCTCACCGGCAGGGGTTGGTGGCCTATTACCAGAGGATACCCTTGAACTACAGAAGTTCCTTAACACAGAGGGTTACGAGGGCAAGGACGGGCTTGTACTGACACTGGACGGACGCATGGGGCCTAATACGGAATATGCCCGCGATAGGTATATCTGTGATATGCACGGTGCAGAGGCGTATCGTAAGGCCTTATTGGAGGAAGAATGATGGGATGTCATCCAAATGCGTCTTGCACAGCAGATGTTTGCGAGGAGTGCGACAATTATATTCCGCCGCGAAAACCTCCGGTTAGAAAAGGAGCAAAAATGAAACCAGACCTGAAACAGATACGGGAGCGGTGCGAGGCGGCGACGCCGGAGCCGTGGTATGTAGGAGAAGACTACTACGGTGGAATATCTGTCAGGACAAAACCAACCCCCGCAACAAATATTATTGGCGAAAATGCAATATTCGAGAATACTGGCAGAGGCATTGGCGACGTAACCGAAGAAGATGCTGAATTCATCGCCCACGCCCGCCAAGACATTCCTTCCCTGCTCGACGAGATCGAAAGGCTGAAACAAAGCTGTCTAAACATTAAAGATTCGGCGGTGCTTATTGCACGGGTTAGAACGGCAGAATGCGAGAACAAGCGGCTGCGCGCGGCATTGGCAGATACGTGGAGGGAGTTGAGAGCTTCGTCTAACCGTCTTGCAACTGTTAAATCCCTTGTTGATGATACAACATGCAGAAACTTAGAAAAACAGATAGCGTTTAACACCAAAGCCATTGAATCTGCAAAAGATGCCCTCACCCCAAAGGAGCAAGATGAAGAAGAAACGCCGAAAACCGAACCTTGCGAACCCTAATTCCCGGACGTGGAAGAAGAAGGCTGATGATGCATGGAAAAAACAGATACGTGCAGTTGGTTGCTGTGAACATTGCGGTTCAACCACAAGACAGCTTCATTCACACCACCTAATTACCCGTGACCGCCTCAGGTTTCGTCACGACCTGTCAAACGGCATCTGCCTGTGCTCTACATGCCACAACTTCGACGCCTCAATCTCGCCGCACGTAGACAGCTACTCAAACGAACGGTTCCTGGCGTGGCTGGAAAAAGCAAGGCCCGGACAGTTCCAATGGTACGAAGAAAACAAAAAAGACATGCGCCAAATGGACGGTACTTATAAGGATAAATGGGAGCAGTTATGCGTTGGATGACAAAAAGACAAGTAGAGCGGGCGGCAAAAAAAGGGCCGTTGGCGGCGTTGAACAATTCAATCGAGAAATGGACACAGATACGAGATGCCCCAGCGAAAGAATTAAGAAAGAAGTTATTACTCAATTGGGACTATTTCGGTGGACGGTATTGTGCATGTTGCGTCCGTGTGAATCAGTTGACAGGGGCATGGTGTCACGCCATGTGCCCATTAACAATGCCATGTGGTCTTTATTCGTGTGATGGATACCGTCAGTGCGAGGATGCGATAAAGCTGTTTCTCAAAAATAACCCTATCGCCCCTGTACGGCAAGCAATCCGTGAATTAGTTCGTAATATGAAAAAGGCCCGCAAGATATTATTGGAACAGCTTAAGTGATTGACTACCGCAAAGCCGGCGGGATACAGTGAAAATAGACGAAATACTTGATATGGTGGTATGAATGTGGATAATACCCAAACAGTTATCTCATTTTGTACCGGATATGGAGGGCTCGAACTCGGAGTCAAACGAGTTCTGCCAAATGTGCGAACAATCGCTTATGTGGAGATCGAAGCCTTCGCAGTTGCGAACCTGGTTGCAAAGATTGAAGAAGGTAAGCTGGATGCAGCACCTGTTTGGACGAACCTTAAAACCTTCTCTGCACGAAAGTTTCGTAACAAAGTACGCGGCATCACTGCCGGATATCCGTGTCAGCCATTCTCCATCGCCGGCAAGCGAAAAGGAGAATCCGATCCCCGACACCTTTTCCCGTATCTACTTCAACATATCGAAACAATTAGACCTGTTTGGGCATTCTTTGAAAATGTCGGAGGGCACTTGCAGTTGGGATTCGCAGAAGTTTACCGAAGCCTTCGAGGTTTGGGTTATGCGGTTGAATCATTCTTATGCTCTGCGTCAGAACTTCACGGGTCGTTCACTGGTCGCCGATTATACATTATGGCCTCGACCAACGGTATGTGGGAACCACAACCGGAAGGATGCGAGCAAGACAAGCGGCGACGGATTATCGACAGCGGTGAAACGCTGGCCCAGACCGAAAGCAAGGGATTGCAGAACGGCGGGGAAAGCAGAACGAAAGAGACACGAACCCGACTTACCGACCGCAGTTGCCATGTCCGAGGAGTTGCTTGGCAAGGTCAAGAACAATACGAATGGGAAGAACCGAGGACAGTTGAATCCGGCATGGGTAGAACAGTTGATGGGTTTAGAAGCAGGGTGGACGAACTTCGACTCCTGGGCAACGGAGTCGTCCCTACTCAGGCAGAGTTAGCTTTCAGGACTTTATTGAAACGCATACAGGCCGAACGTGATAAATACGCTCTATTCCGAGAACAACAATGAAAGACCCAACACTTGAAGAAGTCAAGGCGGCAGCGTTCCTTGCGGGGCTCACCGATGACGACGCCGAATTGTTTTTCCATCACTTCAACGCACAGGGATGGGTACGGGCTAACGGGCAGGCCATAACGAATATAGGCTCACAGCTTGTCTTGTGGAAGAAAAGCGGACAGGAACGTACGGCAAAAAAGAAAAAACTCCTGCCGCTCATAGGAAAGAATTGCAGTAAGCAGGGCTGCCGAATGCCTGCGGTATACATTAAGAGGGGGGCTTACGATCATCCGCTTTGTCTCAAACATTGCCCCAAAGAAGTGCAGGAGGCATACAGTTGATTTATCAAGACCCATATAAGTGTTTAATCGAGCAGGATGCCGCTGCTACCCCTGTCGGATTTGTAAGGATTGAAGCCGACCAGGCAGCGCGCAGGAAACTTGTTGTGATTCTAAAAAACCCGGAAGTCATGTATTTATTGACCGAAAAACAATGTGTGGAAAGGCTCACAACTTGTTTTCGGCGACTGACGATAGCTGAACGGGACGAAATATACAGCATTGCGAGCAGAATAAAAGTGGCTAATCGACGGAATTGAAAAAGAAAGGGCCGGGGATTAACCCGGCCCTGATACTCATCGTTTATCTTCTTCCCATACCGTGCGGCAATAGTTCTTGCCTTCTCCGTCACCCCAGAAATGGAGTTCCCATGTTTCCGCTCTTGGTGGATTGGAGGGGCAATTGACCCGTTGCCGCAAAACAGCAACAGCTTCTTCGTCTTCACGGGTGATCCATTTTTGGAATACCATTACTTCGTCGCCCTTCTTGAGTCCCATATCATTCTCCTTTCTAAAATTGTAAAAGAACTTTTAACTATCTATATACATTATACACTATATTTCAGCAAAGTCAAGAAACTTACCTGCGGTATCTTGAATGATTGGGCAATTTTACCCCCGCTCACGACATGGTAGAAACGATTTTCAACTTTTTTCAAGAAAATTTGGCCTACCCCCTTGACTTTCCCGAAATATTTGTTAAGGTATACTCTGTAGAGTTCGCCAATTGTTTCAGTACGATACACATTCTGGATTATACTGGTTTTGGACACTTGTATGATGAACCGCGATAAGAAGTTAGTGCAGTACGACAACCACCCAAAAGGTTCTTGCTTCGCGGTTCGGCCTTTGGGTGGTTTTTTTATGGAGTGAATTATGAATATTGGAACATACAGAAAGAAGCCCGTCATCATACAGGCCGCCCGACTTATTGAAGGTAGAGTACAGATGATATGTGAGTGGTGCGGCGGCAGACCGCAATACGACCCACACGGGAAAATCGATGGAATCGCAATCGAAACACTTGAAGGGCGTATGCAGGCCGATATCGGCGACTTCATTATCCAAGATGTTAAGGACGAGTTCTATCCCTGTAAACCGGATATTTTTGAAATGACATACGAGGCCGTTTTGTCTACAGGAGGCCAATAATGGCATATGATAAATGTACAATATGTGGCGAATGGGGATTTAACAATAGCCACGTTTGTCCGCCAGTGTGGGAAACTAACATAGATGATTATGATGGGGATGAGTGGTTTCCTGTATACGCAACAGATGCCGAAGAAGCCACCAAAAAGCGTGCTGTGAAAATGGATGCGGGTGACTACGGTTTGCTGGATGGCGGCAGGATGGACATTGCTGTTCGTAAACAGGGTGAAACAGAGGCTGTCATGTACGAGTGTTGGGGTGAAGCGGTGCCAGAATATCATGCTGAAAGAAAAACAAAGACAGAAGCAGCCAATAATGACACATAACAAAGAGGTAGCATAATAATGGGCAGGCGAAAGAATAATCGCAGGTTGCAATTCCTTGAAGCTAATAGTGGCTTCGGCCTGCCCACCTTTTCGCACAGGGAGCCATAAATGAAAGAATACAACCCATATACAATCGGGCTGGTTGTAAAAGACTGTCCTGTTCACGTAGACGGGATTTGCACTGTTAGGCCGATTAGATGCCCCAAACACAACGGCGACAAAGATGTTAGCTTCCCCACCGATTGCCCCGCCCGTGAAGGTATTTTAATAAAGGTGAAAAAATAATGGACAACAATGATATTGACGAATTTGGCAGATGTGTAGCTGAGTTTGGCGAATCTGTAGCTGCATTTGGAGCTATACAGAGCATTATGGTTCAGGTAGAGGGCATGAAAGTTGAAAACGTACGGCGACAAGATCAAGGATATACTATGGCCTATGACGACAGTGCTTTCGCCGAAATGAGCGACGAGATCGATAAAATCGTAGACAAGGTGAAATAATGATAGCTATTAGCGGCTTAACGAAAGATGACGAAGGTGGACGTGTTATCTATCGTGATAGTACGGGCAAAACAGAAGAAGGCCGCATTAAATCATGGAATGACAAATGGATTTTCGTTGTCTACAACTGTGATGATAACTGGAACAATTATGCGAGTTACACCGCAGCGGCGACAAACCCAGAAGATTTAGAATGGCGAGATATATAATTTTGAAATAGCTCTTGACAAATAGATAGGAACTGATATAATGCCCTTCATGCGTAGTGAAGATAGATATTTGAGTATGTTCAATTGCCCGCCGGGAGCGTTTCGTCGTTCCCAACTACGCAAGGCGGCAGACATAGAAACGCCCCGCTGGTGCAAACTGGCCGGGCGTTCTTTTTATGCGCGGAGGTGGGGATGAGTACCGAATGGAAATGCGGAAAATGTGCATTCAATGGCGTATACTTGCTTGGGCCGGATGAATGTGGGGCAGGGCAGTTCAATTGCCATTGCAAAAAAGGACACTGGGACGGTTCATTTGAGATTGAGAACGACGATGGCATATATGATCCGTGGGAGGATTGTGCAGATTTTGTAGCTAATATTTCGCAGGGGGTGGGATGACTCAAGACACCAACAAAGAAGAACACACAGATATTTGTGATAACTGTGAAGGTTTCGAGTACGATGGAATGGAAGAACACGGTTATTGCAATGATCCCCAAAGCGAACATTACAGGCACGTTATGGTAATATTTCACCCTTCGTGTGACAGGATGTATCGCAGAGAAAAACCTAATTCAGAGCAATAAATGACAATACACATTCAAGTAAAGGAGTGAAAATGATACATAAGCTCAAAATACAACCGCAATATTTTGCTAACCTCATATCGGGGGCAAAAAAAGCGGAGGTACGGCTTAACGACAGGGATTTTCAAATGGGCGATGATCTTGGGTTTACTCAGACAACTCCGGGCAG